TGCGTTAGAGCAAAAAAGACAGAAGCGTATAGAAGTAGAAGCTGTAGAAGAGGCAGAGTTGGAAGCCTCTATCCCTAAACCTGTGGGCTACAGGGTACTCATTGCCTTACCTAACGTCGAAGAGACTTTCGGGGAAAGCGGGCTTGTTAAGGCAGAATCTACCCGTCGAGAGGAATATATCCTATCTACTGTTGGGTCTGTACTTGATATGGGTAAAGAAGCTTACAGCGATAAAGAGCGTTTCCCTACTGGGCCTTGGTGCAAAGTAGGCGACCACGTGATGTTCCGAGCCAACACCGGTACGCGTTTTAAAGTGGGTGGGCAGGAGTTTCGCTTAATGAATGACGACTCTATTGAAGCCGTTGTAGACGATCCGCGAGCTGTTTCGCGTGCATAAGGAGTAAACCATGCCTAGACAAAATGTAGAATTTGAGTTTCCCGATCCCGATAAAGATGAAACATCTCAAGAAGTTGAGATTGATATTGCCGAAGAGGAAGACGCGCCCCTAGAAGTAGAAGGTGCAGTTGGCCGAGAGGCATTAAAGCCCCCTGAAAATATTGTTAAGGCGGGCGATATAGAAATTGAAATAGAAGACGATACTCCGCCTGAAGATCGTGGGCGAAAGGCGTCTCCTCCACCAGAAGAAGTTACTGATTCAGAGTTAAAAGACTATTCAGATGTAATTAAGAAACGAATTAGTAACCTAAGCAAAGGCATTCACGATGAGCGTAGGGCTAAAGAAGAAGCCCAGCGGCAACAACAAGCCCTTGAATCGTACACTAAAAACTTAATAGACGAGAATCAAAAGTTAAAAGGCTCGGTGGATCAAAGTCACAACTCGCTTATTCAATCGGCCAAGAAACAAGTGGATAGCGAACTTGCTGTAGCTAAGAACCAATACCGACAGGCGTACGAGTCGGGCGAGTCTGAGGCTATACTAGAAGCACAAACTGCTCTGAACACAGCACAGATACGTTTAGAGAAAGTTAACGGGTTGAAACCTAAGCAAATTGAAGCTTTACAACCCCAAGAAACTCCTGTACAAACGCAGGTAGATGCACCTCAACCTCAAGTGCAGCGAGACGAAAAAGCTGAAACATGGCGTGAAGAAAATTCATGGTTTGGGTCAGATGACGAAATGACTGCCTTCGCATTAGGGTTGCATAACAAGTTAACAAAAGAGGGAGTAGACCCCAAATCAGATACTTACTACGAGAAAATCAACGCTCGTATGCAACAAGTATTTCCCGACCAGTTTGCTGGTGGGGCAGAAGAAACAGAGAGTACCCAAAGAAAATCTAGCAATGTGGTTGCACCCGCTACGCGGAGCACAGCGCCTAACAAAATTAGGCTCACTCAATCACAGGTAGCTATCGCCAAAAAACTTGGGGTACCTTTGGAAACATACGCCAAACAGGCTGCTGAACTAATGAGGAAACAATAATGTCGAAACAGAGACTAGATAGAGAACTCGAAAACCGTGAAACAACTACCCGCAAAAAGGCGTGGGCGCGGCCAACAGTGCTGCCTGATCCCATTCCCCAAGACGGCTACAAGTTCCACTGGGTTCGTGTGAGCACTATGGGTCAACCTGATTCTACTAATGTGTCCTCAAAATTACGTGAAGGTTGGGAGCCAGTACGCGCAGAAGACCACCCAGAGATATTTAGTGACGCCGTTGCCGACGCACGGTTTAAAGATAATGTCATTGTTGGTGGGTTAATGCTGTGTAAGGCCCCAATAGAACTCGTCGCAGAACGTACTGAGTACTACGAAAACTTAACGGAGTCTCAAATGCGATCTGTTGACCAAGGTCTGATGCGTGAAAACGATCCTCGTATGCCCTTGTTTAACGACAGGAAATCGAAGGTTACTTTCGGCAAAGGAAATTAACTTTATTTTTTAGGAGTTTAAAATGGCTTATCCAACAGTCAGTGCTCCCTACGGCTTTCAAGCAATTAACCGTGTAGACGGTACGCCTTATGCAGGTCAGACTCGCCTTATTCCTATAGCGAGCACCTACAATACGGCTATCTTTGCAGGTGATTTGGTTAAAATCGTAGCGGCAGGCACAATCGAGAAGTTTACTGGCACTACTACTGGCTCCCCTTCGGGCGTCTTTGTAGGTGTTCAGTACGTCAATTCGTTGAGCCAGTTTACACCGGCTCAGTACTACCCCGGCACTAGCGTTACAGAAGCTTTTGCTATCGTAGTTGACGACCCACTAGCGGCCTTTAAAGTCGCTGTCACTGCTGCTAACAGCTCCATGTCTTCGGCGGCTCGCGCTGCTGTAGGTTCTAACATGTCTGTTTTGGTAGGTACGGGTGATACCGCTACTGGAAACTCTGGTGCGTCAGTACTAGCAGGGTCTGAAGCTACTACCGCAGGTCTAGTTGTGCGCGTTATTGACACAATAGACGAAACTAAAACCGCTGCTGATACTTTTGTGGAGCTGGTCGTCAAGATCAACCTGCACCAGTACAACAACACAACTGGCGTATAAGGAGGCTTACTAATGGCTATTTCAAGAGCGCAACTCCTTAAGGAGCTACTACCGGGTCTAAACGCCCTATTTGGTCTCGAATACGCTAAGTATGGTGACGAGGCTGCTGCAATCTTTGATACCGAGTCTTCTGATCGGTCTTTCGAGGAAGAAACTAAGTTGTCTGGTTTCAGTGCCGCACCTGTTAAAGGTGAAGGTTCTGCAATCGAGTATGACAATGCGCAAGAAGCGTGGACTGCTCGTTACACTCACGAGACCGTCGCAATGGGCTTCTCGCTCACCGAAGAAGCAATCGAAGATAACCTCTACGATTCACTCTCTTCACGTTATACAAAGGCACTTGCCCGCGCTATGGCGTACACTAAGCAAACCAAAGGTGCTGCTATTCTTAACAACGCCTTTGCTGCCGGTACTACGTACGGTGATGGACAGCCACTATGTTCAACTGCTCACCCTCTCGTATCTGGCGGTGTAAACTCAAACACTCCTGCTGTTGCGGCTGACCTTAACGAGGCTTCACTAGAAGCTGCTGTTATTCAGATCGCTGGCTGGACTGATGAGCGCGGTCTGCTTATTGCAGCTAAACCCACTAAGCTTGTTATCCCACCTGCACTGCAATTCGTTGCTACTCGCCTGTTGGATACCACTCTTCGTCCGGGTACAGCGGATAACGACATCAATGCCATGAACAACAACGGTACAATTCCGGGTGGTTATACAGTTAACAACTACCTAACTGATACCAATGGTTGGTTCTTGATGACGGATATTCCTAACGGCCTGAAGCACTTCGTCCGTTCTCCTATGAGCACTAGCATGGACGCAGACTTCGACACAGGCAACAGCCGTTATAAGGCTCGTGAGCGATACAGCTTCGGCGTATCTGACCCACTGGGCATTTTCGGCTCACCCGGCGCTTAATAAGCAAAAGGTGTTAGGATTGGGGGTTTCGGCCCCCTTTCTTTTGTCTTGAGTTTAGTGTTAGTTTTAAATTGCAGTACCCCTTGAGAAGTTGGCCCGTCCCCACAGACGGGTCCTTTTTATTTGTGTACTAGCTAAATAAGTGGTATATACTAAGAGAAATCCGGGGCCATCCGGTATATCTGACAGTCCCGGCTGACGACATGCAGGCAGATATACCTAAAACTAACTCGCATGTGAGGAACTACCGATGGGTACTACAACTTTCTCTGGCCCAGTTAAAGCGGGCACTATCTCCAATACTACCGGAACAACTCTCGGTAAGGACGTAAAGAACACGGGCCAAGTAACTATGGCTCAGACGTTCTCAACTGGCACTGCGCTTGCGTCTGGAGCTTCTGCTGCGAACGCTACTACTGTAGTTATTCCAGCCAACTCTCAAATTATTGATATTGTACTAGATTGCCCCACAGCTATAGGTAACGCAACAGCGGTACTGAGTATTGGCGATACTGTTGGCGGTAACGCTACGTTTATTAACGCTTATAGCATTACGGTTGCTTCTGGTGCGGGTCGAAAGTACCCCACTACGCAAGCTGGTGGTGCCCTTGCTTGGGCAGATACTGGAACTGCGGATAAAAAACTGACTTGGACTACCACCGGAGCTACTGACGCCGGTGAAATCAGAGCGACTGTTCTGTACCAACAAAACATTAATCTCGCCTAAATTGGGTTATTAACCTTAAAAATAGGAGAGGGAAATGGCTGATACAGTAACGACGCAAATAATCCAAGATGGTAGCAAGCAGGCGATCATTAAGGTTACTGCGGTTGTAGGTAATACCGACGTAGTAACTAGCACAATGGTTGATGTCTCTAGCTTATCGGTTGATCCGGTTAGCCGTAGAGCTTGTACTGGTGCTGTTCTGGCAAAGCTTACTTATGTAGGTGTTGGCGTAGGGGTCAAATTAGAATGGGATGCGAACACTAACGTCCTTATCTTTGACCTGCCCGTAAATTGGACAGAAGATTATGATTTTTCTGACTATAGTGGCATACCCAACAACTCTGGAGCTGGCAAAACTGGCGACATCGTAGCTACTACGGTATCTCCATCTGCTGGAGACACCTACACCTTTATATTTACTGTGAATAAGCAATATGGCTAAGCAAGTAAATAAGAAAGCGATGGCTTGTAATAAGCCAAGACGAACTCCGTCCCATGCTAAGAAGTCCCACATTGTGAAGGCTTGCGAGAATGGGAAGGAGAAGATAATTCGTTTTGGCGAGAAAGGCGCAAGCACTGCTGGCAAACCCAAAGCGGGCGAGTCTGCCAAGATGAAAGCTAAACGCAAATCGTTTAAGGCTCGTCACGGCAAGAACATCGCTAAAGGCAAAATGAGCGCAGCCTACTGGGCTGACAAGGTTAAGTGGTAATGCCTAGCAAAAGCAAAGCTCAGCATAATTTAATGGCGGCAGTAGCGAATAACCCTAAGTTCGCCAAGAAAGCGGGCATCCCGCAAACGGTAGGAGCAGACTACATGAAGGCAGATAAAAAAGTTAAGAAGTACATGAAAGGTGGTATGTCCGAGCCTGATATGAAAGTAGGCGGGGCTACTCGCCGTACTAAAGTACAAGAAATGAATGGTATGAAAGCTGGTGGTTTGGCTATGGTAGAGAAGGGTGGTAAGAAAGTCCCATTCTACGCGGCTGACGGCGTAGGCAAGATGAACATGGGCGGGGAAGTAATGAAGTATTCTGACGGAGGCATGGCTCGCGGAAAGAAAAAGAAGATTGACGGAATTGCTATCCGAGGTCTAACTAAGGGTACAACGCGATGATGAAGTGCCGAGGCATGGGCAAAATGAAGCCTATTACGTTTAAGAAGGGTGGTGCGGTCAAAGACGACTGTTACCGCAAGGTAAAGGCATCCTATAAAGTCTTTCCTTCTGCGTACGCCTCGGGTGCTATAGCCAAGTGCCGAAAGAAGAAAGCCAGTGGCCGTTCGTAAAACCGAGAAGGGCAAGGCCCTAAAGCGGTGGTTTAAAGAGGACTGGAAAGACGTCAAGACAGGCAAGGCTTGTGGACGTAAGAAGGGCGATAAACGGGGAACCCCCTACTGTAGGCCCACAAAACGGGTCTCTAGCAAAACGCCTAAGACCTCTGGTGAGATGACAGCGGCAGAGAAGAAGTCCCGAATAGCGCAGAAGAAGCGCCTAGGGCAACCGGCAGGAAAACCTAAGCGTGTAGCTCCGCTTAAAAGGAAGAAGAAATAATGGCGACATCTGGCACTGCTACATTCAACATGGACTTCACCGAGATTGCGGAAGAAGCGTGGGAACGTGCCGGTAGAGAAATGCGTTCTGGTTACGACCTGCGCACTGCTCGTAGGTCTATGAATTTGTTGACTATTGAGTGGCAGAACCGTGGCATTAACATGTGGACTATCGAGGAAGGTACGAAAAACCTCGTAGAAGGCACCGCCACATACGATCTGCCCGCCGACACAATAGACCTCTTAGAGCACGTTGTACGTACAGGTGACGGTAGTATAACTACTCAGTCTGATCTAAACATCACGCGTATCAGTGTCTCTACCTATTCAAGCATCCCTAACAAGCTCTCTCAGGGCCGCCCTATACAAATTTATGTAGACCGTGGGCAAGCTAACCCTTCGGTTACTGTGTGGCCTGTACCAAACCAAGGTACTGCACTTGCACCTTACTACGTGCTTAAGTACTGGCGGATGCGCCGTATACAGGACGCAGGGACAGGCGTTAATACCGCCGACGTCAATTTCCGTTTCTTGCCCTGCCTAGTTGCAGGGCTTGCGTATTATATAGCCTCAAAAGACCCAGACCTTATGCCTAGAATACCTATGCTACAGGGCGAATATGAACGTCAGTTTGAGCTAGCCGCAGGAGAAGACAGAGAGAAAGCAACGATTAGCTTGGTGCCGCGTATACATGGCGTGAGGTAGGCATGAGCTATAAGTATGCTTCGGGCCAGAGAGCAATCGCAATATGTGATGTATGTGGCTTTCAATACAGGTTACGGCAGCTTAAAGAGCTGATTGTTAAAGGAAATAAGACTAACATTAGGGCGTGCCCTGAGTGTTGGAACCCAGATCAGCCGCAGCTTATGCTAGGTACGGTTCCAGTAGAGGACCCCCAAGCAATACGAAACCCAAGGTCTGACTCTGCTGAGTTAGTAGCAAGTAGAGATATTCAATGGGGCTGGGACCCAGTAGGACTAAGCGATCCATTTGGGCTTACACCAGACAATTTGGAAGCCGTAGGTGCTGTAGGGCAAGTTACGCTATTACTAACTAGCGGAACATCGCCGGGGAGCGTAAATGTTAGCGTTTCAGGTTTAGCAGCTACAGCCTCAGCAGGCTCAGTAATAGTAACAGCGGAAAGTGTACAGGTTACAGGAGTAAGTTCAACTACATCGCTAGGGTCAGTAACAGTAACAGTACCTGCTTTTACTACCTTTGCTATAACGGTAGCTAATCCGGGCGCAGGAAACAGATATTATGTAGATGGCGTGCTGCAAGCTACATTAACTTTGAACGAAGGCAGCATATACAGATTGGACCAAAGTAACGGTAGCAATAGCAACCATCCGTTGAGGTTCTCTACAACGTCTGACGGAACACACGGCGGAGGTAGTGAGTACACTACTGGAGTAGCTACTAGCGGAACACCGGGCAATGCTGGAGCGTACACGCAGATAACTGTGGCAACCGGAGCACCTACTTTATATTATTACTGCACAAACCACTCAGGGATGGGCGGTCAAGCCAATACACCGTAAGGGGTAAAGTATGAAAATGAAATCCAGATCAAACGTAAAGACGCCAAAGGTAATTGAATTTCCTAATGAGCCTACAATGTACAAAGTAGATACTTGCAACCAACCGCCTAAAGATATGAAGACTAGCGGTATTAGGGTACGCGGCACAGGCGCTGCTACTAAAGGGCTTCTTGCTCGCGGACCAATGGCCTAAGAGGGTTAGCTGGTGAACTACACCGAGCTTAAAACAAACATTGAGGACATCTGCGAGCAGTCGTTTACAGACGCGCAGCTTGCTATGTTTACGGAACAGGCAGAACAGGGAATATATAACGCTGTTCAGATACCTGCTCTTCGTAGAAACCAGACAGGAGTCTTGACGAATGCTGACCCGTATTTAATATACCCAGTAGACTTCTTATATCCGTTCTCTTTGGCAGTTATTGACGCCCAAGGCAACTACGAGTACTTGCTGAACAAAGACGTTAACTTTATGCGTGAGGCGTACCCAAACCCCACAACTACTGGCAAGCCCAAGCACTACGGGTTATTTGACGACACAGCATTTATCGTAGGACCGTCGCCAGACGCAGCGTATGCAGTAGAGTTACATTACGGTTACTACCCCGAGACTATTGTTACAGCGGGTACTACATGGCTCGGCACTGAGTTTGACACGGCACTGCTTAACGGCGCGCTTGTCCAAGCAATACGTTTTATTAAGGGCGAGCCAGATATGGTAGCCTTGTATCAGAAGATGTACGTAGACGCTATGGCGTTATTAAAGAACTTAGGCGACGGAAAGATGCGGGAAGATATGTATCGCTCTGGTCAACTTAGAATAGAACCGCGTTAATTTAAATAGAGGAAAGTAAAATGGCTATTTCACAAGCTATGGCAACATCATTCAAAGTTCAAATCCTTGGTGGAGACTTTGATTTTGCTTCGGGCACGTCACAGACATTTAAGATTGCCTTGTACACTAACTCAGCTACGCTAGGCGCAACCACTACTGCGTATGCTACGACTAACGAAGTCTCAGGCACAGGTTACAGCGCAGGTGGTAACACCCTGACGATAAATCAAGTCCCTACGTCTACAGGCACAACAGCGTTCTTGGACTTTGCAGACACTACGTGGTCTACCGCGACTATTACAGCTCGTGGCGCTTTGATTTATTTAGCGAACGGCGGTACTAACCCTGCTATTGCAGTTCTGGACTTCGGTTCAGACAAGACCTCGACTGCGGGTGACTTTACTATTGTCTTCCCAGCGGGTGATGCGAGCAACGCTATAATCCGTATTGCTTAGGCACTGCTATGGCTGACGTTATCGTCCCACTCTCAGGGTGGGGTTACAGCACTTGGGGAACGGATTCGTGGGGCGAAGGCAATACCCTGCCATTCTTAACAGGTGAGATAGGTTCAGTAGCGGTCGCTGCTGCTGCGGTTGTTAATGCTAGTGGTGTATCTGGCGCTACGGCGTTAGGCATTGCTACTGCTGAAATAGCAGGAGTAGTTAATGTTACTGGAGTTAGCGCCACAGGTGAGACAGGTGTTGCAGTATTTAACGCTACTGTTTATTTCGGCGGGTGGGGTAGAGGTTCGTGGGGCCGAGGTGCGTGGGGTGAGTCACTAGGTCTCGAAGCTACCGGTGTTGTAGGCACGGTAGGCGTTCAAGAAGGTACTTCGGCTACCGTAACTGGGGTCGTAGGCACAACAACTCTTGGCAATATTGTAGTTAACTCCGACGGGGAAACAAACGTTCTCGGTAATGCCGCTACCGGAGAAATTGGGACGGTAGCTATAGACGCCGCTGCTATAGTAGCTGTTACGGGCGTTGTAGGAACTACCGCTTTAGGCACCGCCGGTGTGCAAAGTGAGGCAACTGTTAACGCTACTGGCGTACAGGGCACTACAGCACTAGGTACGGTAAACGTCACAGCAGACGCAATAGTCACGGAAACCGGCCTACAAGCAACGACTGCATTAGGCAGCGTAACAGTAGAGCTAGTTATTGATGTTCCTGTTACAGGAGTGCAGGGCACTACAGCATTAGGTGCTACAACAGAAACCGCCGGTGCTAATGTCTACCCAATAGGCGTACAGGCTACTGGTGAAATAGGCACGGTACTGGTCTGGAGTCAAATAGTTCCGGGCGGCGACCCTCAATGGACGGAGATAATAGCAGCATGAAAACAGTTAATGAAGCAAAGACAGTAGGCGACGCAATAGACCCTAAACACGAAATTGAAGTAGTATGCGGCAACTGCGGGTATGATGTAGACGAAACCGAATTAGGCGCGGATACTTGCTTGGATTGCGGCAACTTACTAAACTTACAACAAAATACAACAATTTATGCAACCACAATCCCCGCTGCCGATGGCAACACACTGGTCTAAGACTGGAGAAATTAGATGGCTACTTATGACAACGACCTCAGACTAAAAGAAATCACCACAGGTGATGAAGACGGTACTTGGGGCACTAGTACTAATACTAATCTCGAGCTAATCGCCGACGGTTTTAGTTTAGGCACTAAGCAGATGTCTGCTGATGCTAACCAAACCTTTACTATGCCTGACGCTACGGCAGACGCGACTCGCTCGTTATATCTTAAAATTACCTCGGCGGGTTCTCTCACGGCGACTCGTGAGGTCACACTTGGACCCAACACGGTCTCTAAGACGTGGATTATTGAGAATGCCACTACTGGTAGTCAGATTATTACAATTAAACAAGGCTCTGGAGCTACGGTTAATATACCCAACGGCTCTAAGGTTATGGTCGTCACAGACGGTGCGGGTTCAGGAGCTGCGGTATTTAACGCCAGCCCAACAGTTACTGCGGGTACGGTAACAAGTGTCGGTGGTACGGGTACAGTTAACGGGATTAGTCTGTCTGGCACTGTTACAAGCTCAGGTAACCTGACGCTTGGCGGAGCTTTGTCTGGCGTTAACTTAACCTCTCAAGTTACAGGCACACTTCCTGTTGCTAATGGCGGTACAGGTATTACTGCACTTGGTACAGGGGTCGCCGCAGCTCTTGCTGTGAATGTAGGTTCTGCCGGTGCGTTTACAACTTTTAATGGCAATCTTGGTACACCATCTGCTTTGGTTCTAACCAACGCTACAGGGACATTAAGCTCACCCACTTTTGTTACTCCAGCTTTAGGAACGCCAGCATCGGGTGTACTGACCAATACAACAGGACTTCCGTTGACTACTGGGGTAACAGGAACGCTACCTGTTGCCAACGGTGGTACAGGCGCAACGACGCTAACGGCTAATAATGTTTTGCTAGGCAACGGCACATCTGCGCCATTAGCGGTAGCGCCAAGCACTTCGGGTAACGTCTTAACATCCAACGGCACAACTTGGCAATCAACTGCTCCTGCGGGTGGTGGTGGTGGTTGGGAGTTAATAACCACAGTATCAGGAACTAATGCTTTAACATTTGTATTAAGTAATGTTTTTAGTGACTCCTATTATGACTACATAGTAGAAGGAAATTTAGACACAAACTCTACATATCCTAACCCGATAGGTTTTGAATTTCAAAAAAGTGGCGGGACGTATCAAACTAGTGACTATGCAACATATTACTGGGGAAGCGAGCGAACAGGAACATCTATAGACACCGGAACAGCGGCTAGCAGTTACTACAATCTATCTGGCACATATTTAACTAACGGCCCAATGTATTTAAGAATACATATTGCTCGCCCTCAAACTGCTAGTGGCGGTAATGCTTTTATATACGTTCAATCAGAAGTTAATGCGCTATACAGCACCCCCGCATTACCAATTATTAATAACGGAGGAGTTAATGTCGCAGCGGACTATACTGGTTTGCGAATAAAAGATTATAGAAGCGGCCCTGCTACATTTACAGGCTCAATCCGTGTTTGGGGAAGGAAAACATCATGAGTATAATTAAACCTTTATACAATGCTACAGCAAACGGCAATGTCGAGTTCACAGAAGCCGAATACGCAGAATATGAGGCAAGTTTGCCGCAAGTAGAAACTTCGTATCAAGAACATTTAGAAAGAGCAGCTAGAGCAGAGCGTGACGCTAAACTACTCGCAACTGATTGGACAGGAATGTCTGACGTTGCCATGACTACTGAGATGACTGCTTACCGTCAGGCTCTTAGAGATGTTCCCGCTCAACCGGGGTTTCCTAGCACAATAGAGTGGCCTACTAAGCCGTAGTAATGGCGTAGTGTCGTGACAAGCCACGGCACTAATAGTCGAGCCGGGTTCGGTAAACTACAGCTCCAACGTTTAAGTAATTAAATGGCCGCAGAGATACTAGCAGCTGTACAAATTTGCGCCTCGTCTTACCGACTTATAAAAGCGGCAGTACATGAGGGCCGCGAAATAACAGACTTGTCTAAAACTATTAGCAAGTTTTGGGACGCAAGAGAACAAGTCAGTGTTCTTGAGCAGAAAGCTACGAATCAAAGCAAAATAGAAAAATTGTTTGGCGGCAAATCCATAGAAAGTCAGGCACTAGAAATAACCCTCCAAAAACAAAAAGCAATTCAGTTAGAAAAAGATTTGAAAGAATTATTTTACTGGACAGGCAACGGTGATCTTTGGCAAGACATGATTAGGGAGCGCACCAGATTAAGAAATATGCGTATTCATGAAGCGAAAGCAAAAGCAGAAGCAAGAGCTAACACAATTGATGTTGTTATAGTCCTGATGTTTTTAACGGTTTCTGGCTTGTTTGTAGCTTGGATTACTAGCGTGGTGATGAAGTAATGGATTATCAAGTAATGTTTAACGTGGCTATCGCCTTGGCAGGGTTTATTGGTGGCTGGGTAGTAAACCGTGTGTTTGCTTTGCTTGATCGTATAGACGCTGACATGAAGTCTATTCCTATGCAGTACGTCTCCAAAGATGATTACCGCGAAGACATCCGCGAAATCAAAGAAATGCTCGGCGCTATTTTCAAGCGACTAGAGAATAAGGCCGACAAATGAAACTTGATCCGGTCCTCCTTAACATGGCCTGCTCATGGTCGATGAAGGCGTATAAAGATACGAACAAGGATGCGATCAAGATAGAGTGCGGCTTGACCTCGACTACGGCTTTTGTTGCCAAACGCAAGACTATCGACATCATAGTGTTCCGTGGTACTCAGCAGGTGGGTGATTGGGCGTTTAACTTATTCCCAGTGCCTTTACCGTATGCTGGCAGGCTTTGTCACGGTGGGTTTGTGGCAGCGCATAAGTCTGTTTGGAGCGAGATCGAAGAGCACATAGACTACAAGAAGCGCACCCTAATCTGTGGGCATAGCCTCGGTGGGGCACTAGCGGAATTGTCTGCTGCCAAACTAAACGGTACGCACGACAACCTGAGTCTAATTACCTTCGGTAAGCCCAATACTTTCTTCAAGGGGTTTAAAAAGCCTCTTATACTTGACGATCAAATCTCCTGCGTGAACGGCAGTGATACCGTTGCCCGTGTCCCACGCCTGTGCTACGGCCCCAGTAAGTCTCAAGACATGCTCTTCTTTTCTAACGAGGGCAGCAACCACATAAACCCTAGCAAGCGTTTTCGCAGGAAAGATCGTGGCATTAAAGACCGTGTTTCTGACCACTTTATGGACGGGTACAAAGCTCGTCTAGCTGAGTTCTTGGAGGACCAAAAAAATGACAAAACTGGCAATAATATCTAGCTTAATTTTTATTTTACCGGGATGCTCTGTGTCTGAGGACATGATCGCCAACAAAGAATTATATTGTAGTGGCGTGTACAAAGGCATTCGGGCTGTTGGTCGCGTGGCTACAGAAGTAACCACAGGCGTGGCTATCCCTGATGTGTGCGACAGTA